GGCGCGTATGGCAAGGCCAAGAAAGGAAATAGACCAGAAGCAGTTCGAAAACCTCTGCGGCCTGCAATGCACGCTTGAAGAGATCTGCGGCTGGTTTGGTGTGACCGACAAAACGCTGGATGGTTGGTGTAAACGCACATATCGTGCAAGTTTTTCCGAGGTATTTAGGCAAAAGCGAGGAGCGGGGAAGATTTCACTGCGTCGGAGTCAGTGGCAGCTTGCGGCAAAGAACGCAAGCATGGCTATTTGGCTGGGGAAACAGTACCTTGGGCAGCGCGATATTGTTGAGCTGGGTTTGCCGACTGATAACGCACAGGAGGATGCTTTGAGCGTGAGCCTGCGTGAAATGGCAGAAGGGTTGGAGAGCGATGATTAGCCCGAGGCAGCAGAAAATCCTTGCTTTCCCCTATTCCAAGTATGACGCGCTGATCTGCGACGGCGCCGTTCGTTCCGGCAAAACCTCCATCATGATGTGGGCGTTTGTCCGCTGGGCGATGGAGAATTTCAGCGGTCAGCGCTTCGGTGTGTGTGGCCGCACGGTGGATAGCTGCACCAAGAATATCATCGTGCCGTTCACAGCGATGAGCCTTGCAAAGGAACGTTATATCATCCGCTGGCGGCGCGGCGACAAGGTGATGGAAGTGCGGCGCGGAGCCGTGACGAATTACTTTGAGGTGTTCGGCGGCAAGGATGAGGCCAGCTATACGCTGATCCAAGGCCGGACGCTGGCGGGTGTGCTGCTGGACGAAGTGGTGCTGATGCCGCGCTCGTTTGTGGAACAGGCGCTTGCACGTTGTTCCGTTGACGGTGCGCGGTTGTGGTTCTCCTGTAACCCAGGCAGTCCACATCACTGGTTCTATCAGGAGTGGATCAAGCGAAGCCGTGAGCGCAACGCACTGTATCTACATTTTGAAATGACGGACAACCCCGGCCTGAGCAAGCGCACCCTCGAACGGTACGAGAATATGTATGCCGGTATATTTTATGACCGGTATGTGCGCGGCCTGTGGGTAGCGGCAGAGGGCATCGTTTATAAGGACTTTGCCAACGATACAGAAAAGTATTTGATCGGAGACCCTTTGGAGTGGGCCAAGCAAAACGGCGCCAGCTTTTCAATCATTTCAATTGGCGTTGACTTCGGTGGTACAAAGTCCGCAACGAAATTTCAAGCCACCGGGATCACAAAAGATTTCCGTGTTGTGGCGTTGGAAGAAGAATACATCAAAAACGAAGAGATTGACCCGAATGCATTAAACCGGCGTTTTGCTACGTTCTGCCAGCTGATAACGTCAAAGTATGGGTACAGCCAGACAAGAGCGGATAGCGCGGAAACGGTGCTAATTCGTGGGTTAGATCATACCGCGCAAAAAATGCGCCTCGGAACGCAGGTCAAGAATGCAATGAAACTGCAAATCACAGATAGAATCAGGCTTGTGGTGCTGCTGATGAAACAGGGTCGTTTTAAGGTTTCGCGCAACTGCCCGCATCTGATCGATGCACTGCAAACCGCGATTTATGATCCTGATAAATTTGAGGACGAGCGCTTGGATGACGGCACGTCCGACATCGACAGTTTGGATGCTTTTGAGTACAGCATTGAGCCTTATTACAAAGACCTGGAACGTGCCGGGCACATGATGGGACGGTGAAATAGTGAATATTCGGAGAGCATTAAAGGATCTTGGGTTTGACACGGTCGACAATAAATTCTATTCTCTGATCGACCTGTGGGCCGCATGGTATAAGGGAAACGTTGAAGATTTCCACAGCTATACGGTGTGGAATGGAATTGAAGAGCTGGAGTGCCACCGGTATTCGGTGGGAATGGGAAAGAAAGTCTGCGAGGACTGGGCCAACCTCTTAATGAACGAGCGAGTCAACATCACGCTTGAAGGCAAACAGGAACAGGAATTTATCGATACTGTTTTTGCCGATAACAACTGGGAGGTCAAGGCTAACGAATCGCAGGAGCGCAAAGCGGCAGTAGGAACCGTCGCGTATGTGCCGGTGATGGAAGGCATGGGAATTAACCCAGATACAGCAGAAATCATTGACTCTGGCCGCATTCGCATCAACTACGTCAGCGCCTGGAACATCTACCCGCTGACGTGGGATAACGGCGTTATCCGCGAGTGTGCGTTCGCATCCACTCGGAAGGTCGATGAAACAGAATATACTTACATCCAGGTGCACCGGCTGCGCAACGGCGAGTATGACATTGAGAACCATCTGTATGATGCGGAGGAAGTACCGCTGGCCAGCGTGAAAGGGTTTGAGACAATTCCTCCGGTGATTCATACCGGCAGCGACAAGCCGCAGTTTGTGATTGACCGGCTGAACATTGCAAACTCTGACGAAAACAACCCGCTTGGCGTGGCTGCGTTTGCCCACGCCATCGACCAGCTTAAGAGCGTTGACATCACCTATGATAGCTATGTGAACGAATTTGTGTTGGGCAAGAAGCGCATTGTGGTGCAGCCGGAGGCAACCCAGAGCATTGATGGTCGGCCAGTGTTTGATAAGCGTGAGACCGTTTATTATGTACTTCCGGAGGACAGAGGCGGCAACGGCAACATCTTGCAGCAGGTCGATATGTCGCTACGGACGGCGGAGTTTAACACCGGCATGCAAGATATGTTGAACATCCTGTCCAGCAAGTGCGGTTTTGGTGAGAACCATTACAAATTCAACCAGGGCAGCATCGCAACTGCCACGCAGGTCATCAGCGAGAACAGCACCCTGTTCCGCACGGTCAAAAAACATGAAATTGTGCTTGAACGGGCAATCACAGAGTTGTGCCGGAGCTTGCTCCGCATGGGAAATCGGTACATGGGCGCATCCCTCAATGAGGACGTCCAGATCTCCATTGACTTTGACGATTCCATCATTGAGGACAAGGGCCAGGACTTTAACCGTGACGTGCAGCTTCTTAACGCTGGCATCATGAACGATTGGGAGTTCCGTATGCGCTGGATGAACGAGGACGAGGCGACCGCAAAGGCGGCGCTGCCGAAGGCACATGACATGGTAACCGAGGAAGAAACGGAGGTCGAGTAATGGGATTTGGAGAAAACACTGGGCCTTTTTGGGTTGTGAAAAATGAGCCGGTATCCATTTACCCCGGAACTACTTGATGCGCTCCCAGAGGAGCTGGCAGAACTGTTCCGGGCGCTTGAGCTTGTGTTGCTGGATGAAATCTGCTCCCGGTTGAAAGTTGCGGATGAACTGAACGAGGTAACGGTGCAGGACATCAAGGCGCTGCGGGCGCACGGCATTGACCTTAAAAAGATTAAAAAGGCCATACAAAAAGCAACCGGCATAAGTGAGCAGAAATTAAACAAACTGCTTGATGATGTTGTGGAACGCAATCAGCAGTATTACACCAATGTCATTGACCTTGCGCATATCACTCAGCCGGAAACGCTGGTAAGCATCGAGGACACCTGGGCCATATACCAGCAGACAAAGCGGGACTTGCGCAATATAACACAATCAATGGGCTTTTTGGTGGACGCTGGGCGCACAATGCTCCCACCTGCCAAAGCGTACCAATGGGCACTTGACAGCGCAGCGTTGCAGGTGCAGAGCGGTGCAATTAACTACAATCAGGCAATTAAAACGGCGGTAAAGGAACTTGCGGACAGCGGGCTGAAAGTGGTTGACTACGAAAGCGGCCATCGGGATCATGTCGATGTTGCCGTGCGAAGAGCCGTAATGACCGGCGTATCTCAAATCTGCGCCAAGTATACGGAGCAATCCTCAGAATATCTGGATACGCCCTATTTTGAAGTATCGGCCCATGTTGGCGCGCGAGATAAGCCGGGACCGTCACCGTGGTCATCGCATAAGGATTGGCAAGGACGTGTTTACAGCGTCCGTGTAGGGGACATTTACCCGAGCATTTATGATGTTTGCGGCCTGGGCGCTGTTGACGGCCTGGAAGGGGTCAACTGCCGCCACAGGCGGTTCCCGTGGGTTGAGGGCGTGTCCGAGCGCACTTACACGAATGAACAGTTGGAGCACATCGATGATGACCACGGATGCACGTTTGATGGCAAGGATTACACGGCATACGAGGCAACCCAGATGCAGCGCCGTATTGAGCGAACGGTTAGAAAGCTAAAGCGTGAAAAAGCCGCCTACAAGGCCGCAGGATTGCATGAAGATGAGACTGCGGTAAACATACGGCTACGGCGGTTAAACGCTAAATACAAGGCGTTCAGCGTGAAAGCTGGCCTGCCGGAGCAACCGGAGCGGATGCGCATCTATTTTACGGATGACGCAATGTTAAAAACGGCAAATGCCATGAAAACGCATCGGGCAAAAGTGGAAGTGTCTAACGCTAAAGACGATAGAGACACTCTTGAGTTTTTCGGCGCAGACGCAAGAGATAACTTGAATTCTATTGTGAAAAGACGTACAATGAAGCTGGAAAATGGCTTTGCTTGCTTCCCGGACGGTGACCCGCTGAATGAAAATGTTAAAAGGGTAAAACCTCTTAAAACATATTTTGACGTCGCTATGCACGGAAGCCAGACGGCAGTCGGATTTGGCACAAAAGAACTCAATATGTCACCGCGCTTACTTGCCGCAGTCATTCGGCATAGTAAAGGGTGGAATGGCCAGAAAGTTCGTTTGCTATCTTGCAGCACAGGCGCACGCATGGAAAACGATTATTGCTTTGCAGAAGAGCTGGCAAATGCACTTGGCGTTGAAGTGAAAGCCCCAGACGATGTGCTTTTTATTTCCGGTGCTGGCGTACTGAAAGTAGGAACACATGGGGAAGGAAATATTTTGCCGTTTACCCCAAATCAAAGAGGAAGGAGAAAGTGACATGGATTTCGGTTTTTTTAAAGGATTGCCATACAAGAATTCTATTGAGAATTTTGAAGACTATAAGAAATACAAAAATAGTATCCCAAAAGAAGCGATTTTAAGCCACATTTCCTCCCTCGATGCCGGGTTGACATCGCTGCCCAGTTTTGATATGTTTACTGGAGAAGAACTTCACGCAGGTATGTTTTGGGACGGTAAATTCACCTTCCCGTATGAGTTCCTGCATTACTACAAGAATTATGACATTGGCGTCCCCTATGAGTATGAAGCATATTTGAAAGAAATCGGGGTAGGCTAATGGATGATAAACTGATGCAGGCCATCGAGGCTATTATCCGGCGCGGAAATGACGCGGAGATCCGGCGCAAGGGTGACGGATACATTGTGTTAGAGGTCAAGAAAACAATCAAATATTCAACTCCCGCGTAATTGGGCGCGGGAAAGGGCAATAGGAGCCAACTGCTGAGGAATTCTCGGTGGTTAGCTCTTTTGTTTTAAGTAAAACCCGCAAAGCACAGCGGTTTTTATAAAAACTATCGTCTGCGAAGAAACGCGGCCAAAGAAAAGGAGATAGTGTCATGGAACTTACACGAAAACTTTTGAAGGGTATGGGTCTCACCGATGAGCAGGTAGATACCATCATCGAAGCGCATACCGACACTGTGGACGGCCTAAAGGCGGATGTGACCCGCTACAAGGCCGATGCGGAGAAGCTGCCCGGCGTTCAGAAGCAGTTGGACGACCTCAAGGCGGCAGGTGACGGCGGTTATAAGGAGAAGTACGAGAAGGAACACTCGGCCTTTGAAGCCTTTAAGACCGACATCACGGCAAAGGAGAGCAAGGCGGCAAAGGAAAGGGCCGTCCGGGCTTACTTTGAGAGCAAAAACATCACCGGCGCAAATCTCGACCTTGCCATGCGCGGATGCGGCGAGGAAATGTCTGCCTTGGAGCTGGACGGCGAGAAGATCAAGGACACCAAGAGCCTTGACGCTCTCGTAGACGGCACTTATAAGAGCCTTGTTTCTAAGCCTGCTGTCCGGCTGGACATGGGCGCACGGCTCAACGAGGGCGGCAAGCCTATGACCAAGGACGAGATTATGAAAATCACCGACAGAACGGAGCGGCGCGCTGCAATCGCCGCAAATATGGATTTGTTTAGAAAGGAAGAATAAAAATGGCTGTTGATCCTAAGCTGATTAAGAAGGAAGATCTTGCCCGTGTTCGCGAGATCGAGTTTACCGAAATGTTCGGCTATTCCATCAAGAAGTTGATGGAGGCTCTGGGCGTTACCCGCAAGATCGCCAAGCAGGCCGGTACTGTGCTCAAGAGCTACAAGGCTACCGGAACTCTGGAAGACGGCGCTGTGGCCGAGGGCGAGACCATCCCTCTGAGCAAGTACAAGACCGAGGCTGTGAACTACAAGGAGATCACCTTGAAGAAGTGGCGTAAGGCCACTTCTGCCGAGGCAATCACTGATCGCGGCTACGATCAGGCCGTCGAAATGACCACCGATGAAATGCTGAAGGACGTGCAGAAAGGTATCCGCAAGGATTTCTTTGGCTTCCTCGCAACCGGTACTGGCACGGCCAGCGGTGCTACCTTCCAGGCGACCTTGGCTCAGGCATGGGGCCAGCTGCAGGTGCTGTTCGAGGATGACGAGATCGGCGCAGTGTATTTCATGAACCCGCTGGATGTTGCGGACTATCTCGCAACTGCCAACATCACCCTGCAGACCGCTTTCGGCATGACCTATGTCGAGAACTTTCTCGGCCTGGGCACCGTGATTCTGAACTCCAGCGTCCCCAAGGGAAAGATTTACGCCACCGCCAAGGACAACATCGTCCTGTACTACATCCCTGTGAACGGCGCAGATCTGGGCGAGGTGTTCAACTTCACCACCGACGCCACCGGTTATATCGGTATCCATGAGGAACCCGATTACACCAACATGACCGCATCCGATACCGTTATCAACGGCATGGTGTTGTTCGCCGAGCGCATTGACGGCGTGGTTGTCGGCTCCATCACTCCGGCAGTGGGGGGCTAAGCGAACTGCTGAGTGAGCCTGACCCTGAAACTTCTTCTTTCTCCAACATGACAAAAGCCCAACTGCTTGATTATGCCAGGGGAAACGGGGTGGACGGGGTCAGCAGTTCAATGCGCAAGGCTGACATAATCGCAGTATTGGAAGGGAGCTGACCCGTATGACTTACGCAGACTTTGAATACTACTTCGGCACTTATATGGGCGCTGTGAGCGAAAATGACTTCCCGCGTCTTGTTGTCCGCGCCAGCTCTTTCCTCGATTACTACACGCGCAACAAAGCTAAAGGCCACGCCGATCTGGACGCGGTAAAGATGTGCTGCTGTGCGCTGGTTGACAAGTATGCGGTCATCGAAGCGGCGCAGACGCTTGCCGTGAAAAACCTTGCAAACGCTGCGGAAAATGACGCGGAAGTCAAAAGCGAAACAGTAGGCAGCTATTCCAGAACACTTGCAACGGGCGGGGAATCCGCCCTGTCTGCACTCAATACGACGGACGGGGTAAGGAAACTGCTTGCGGAAACGTGCATGGAATATCTTGCCCCTACCGGGCTGCTGTATCGCGGAGGTGGTTGTAGATGTACGCTCCCCACATTGTAACGATTTACAACATCGTGCAGGAGATCGACCCGACAACGCTTGATGAGGTCGAGAAGGTTTATGCCACAATCTTGCGCGGTGTGATGCTGCAAGCGTCAAAGGGCGTGAATGTGCGCGAAAGCGGCCTTGAAAGTGCCGACGCTGTGAATCTGTATATCCCGTTCGCCGTGGAAGCGGTGGACGGGGTAACAGGGAAGCCGAAAACTTACATCGGGCCGCAATCGTTTTTCAAAGCGGCGGATAAGTCTGGACTGTGGACGCTCTCATACAATGGCAACGGCGGCATGACGTGCTTTGTAAAGGGCGAATTCGTTTCGGACAACATGACCGTCGTACTGAGCCATGACGATTGCTACAACGTGACCAAGGTTGATGCGATGGACTACGGTAGCCCCGATATGCAACACTGGGAAGTTGGAGGTGCGTAATGGGCATCAAGTTTTCCGTGCATACCGATGGAATGGACGCTGTAAGAACTGCCGTTGCAAAGGCTTGTGCGCGCGCTGAACACGTTTTAGCCGAGCAGATGGAGAAAGATACTCAGCCTTTTGTGCCGATGCTCACAGGCTCGTTAACGCAGCGCACAAGGGTAGTTGGCAACGACATCATCTACCCCGGCCCTTACGCGAGATTCTTGTATTACGGGAAAGTCATGGTTGACCCGAATACCGGCAGCACATACGCGCCAAAAGGCGGTACAAAGGTCGTGACTGACCGCAATTTAGTGTTCAACCACACGGCGCATCCACAGGCACAAGCCCATTGGTGTGAAGCATCAAAAGCGCAGAACCTCGATAAGTGGTTGCGTGTAGCAGAAAAGGCGGTGAAGAAGTACGGAACAGGTTAAAAAGACGGAGCAGGTTAAAAAAACGGTATCGGCAGCGAAAGAGGATCAAGTCTCCCGAAAGTTGCTTGCGTGGTTAAACACGTTCCCTGACAAGCCGGTTGATTTAATCCGGTTCGAATTTCTTCCCGCCGATACTCCGGCGATGGCGCTGTCCACGATTCAGGCGGCGTATATCGTCAGGAAATACATCCTCGGCGGATATCAGGCGGAATACCAATTCAAGGTTATTTACCGCATGAAACCGGGGAATAGCAACGACAAACGGCTCAAAGCTGACGAGCTGCTTAACGCCTTGGGCGATTGGGCAACAAGCGAAACGCCGCCTGACATTGGCGACGGTCGCCGCGTCATCCGTATTGAGCCTACAACGCGATCCTCTCTTTTTGCCGTGTATGAAAACGGTGACGAGGATCATCAAATCCTTATGAAAATGAACTACGAGGTGATTAAAAATGGCTGATATGACCTTTAACACCACGGCGGGGCAGACCGTAGACCGCGAACTTCTGATTGCGTATCTCAACACGGGCGAAACTGGAACCCCTACGTGGTCTCCCCTCGGTACGCGCGTCACGGATTCCAGCATGGAATATGATTGGCAGGAGGATTCCTCGAAAGATATTCTTGGAACGACGCGCACGACCATGAAGAAACCCATTATCACGCAGACCTTTGACCCGTCTAATCTGGACGCTGGCGACCCTGCCATCGTCAAGGTTTGGAACCTTGCGGTCAAGGAGCAGAACGCGGCGGCGCTGGCGAATCAGGACGTGCTGATTGTCCATGCTTATGCAGGCACGGCAAAGACTGCGGTATTTGCGGAGCGTTATTCGTCCTGCATGGTTAAGCCTTCTTCCCTCGGCGGCGAGGGCGGCGGCTTTGTCGGTATGCCTATCGACGTGACGCTTGGCGGCACGCGCACGGTCGGCACCGCCGCTGTCTCTGGCAATACGGTCACTTTTACCGAGGGCGAATAACAAATAGAGGGCTGGCGTCTGTCAGCCCTCATTTTGGAGGAATATATGGAACTCACTTTTGATTCCGGTGTAAAGGAATATACCATTCGCGGCGTAAACGGCGTTGTAACGGTGTACTTTAACCCTGCGGATGTCAACTTCGCAAAGAAAGCATACAAAACGTTTGATGATCTGCGCAAGAAGCAGGAGACCCGCGCAAAGACGCTTGAAAAGGATATCCCCAATGATGAGCTTTTCGACATGGTTGATTCTCTTGACAAGGAAATGCGCAGCATCATCAATGACCTGTTCGGGCAGGACATTGCCGATACGCTTTTTGGCAGCGTCAACGCCTATTCCGCGGCCAACGGTGCGCCGGTTTGGCAGAACTTTATGACCGCCATTATCGAACAGTTTGACGAGGCAGTAAAGCGCGAACAGGCGCTTGCCGATGAGAAAATCCGCAAGTATACACAGAAATACCGTAAATGATTTACGATCTTCCAACGTCGCTGAACGTCTGCGGCGTTGACTATGAAATTCGCTCGGACTATCGCGCGGCACTGGACGTGCTGGCGGTATTTGCTGCGGCCGATCTGACCAACGAGCAGAAAGCGCTTGCGGCTCTGGATATCTTTTATCCGGACTTCTTAAAAATGCCAGATGAGCACATTCCAGAAGCCATGAAGCAGATGACATGGTTTCTCGACTGCGGTGACGAGGGCGATAATCGCAAGCGACCTAAATTGATGGACTGGGAGCAGGATTTTCAATACATCGTTTCCCCCATCAATCGTGTTGTTGGGCGGGAAGTGCGGGCAATGTCCTATTTCCACTGGTGGTCTTTCGTTTCGGCGTACTACGAGCTGGGAGATTGTCTGTTTGCGAATATCGTCCGCATCCGAAGTCTAAAGGCCAAAGGGAAAACACTTGACAAAGCCGACCGTGAGTTTTACCGCGAAAATCGGCGCATTATTGACTTAAAGCGGACGCTGGCCGAGGAAGAGACCAATACCATCAATGTGTGGTTAGGCAAAAACGCCAACAAAAGCCCATAATACGGAGGTGATTTTTTGGCTGACGGTGAAATCGTATTCGAAGCGACTATTAGCGATAAAAAACTCCATCAGGAGCTGAACAAAGTAAAAAGCAACATCGAATCCCTGCAAAAGGAATTTAACCGGCTCGGCACCCAAAAAACGCCGATGGAAGACCGGCTGCGCAACATCGGCGCAGAGCTGGATGCGGCAAAACAGGTGCTTGCCGATATGCGCACAGCGCCAAAAGGCACGTATGAAAAAATCGACGTGTCCGAGCAGGCCGAGCGCGTGCGAATGCTGCAAAGCGAATTCAACAAAACTGCAAATAGCATTGACAAGCTCAACGAAAAGCTCAACAAAACCGGCGATAAGATTTCCGACGCGAAAACGCAGGCGGTTGAATTATCACGACAAATCGATGGACGATCCAAAGGTGCTGGACTGCGCAACGCAACCGAAGCGGCGGCAGATTCCATGAAAGTTTTTGGACAGCGAGTAAAATCTGTTGTCCGCAGTGCCCTTGTTTTTACGGTTATTACCCAAGCATTAACAAAAGTGCGCGACTGGGCAAAAAATGTCGTAATGGTAAACTCCGATGCAAGAGAATCCATTGCGCAGCTTAAAGGAGCGCTTTTGACACTGGCACAGCCTCTTGTAAGCGTAATTGTCCCCGCCTTTACACTGCTTGTAAAAGTAATTACGGCAGTAGTCTTGCAGATCACGCGCCTTGTGGCGCTTATTTCTGGCAAGAGCGTCAAAGCAACAGCAGATTCCGCAAAGGCTCTTAATAAGCAAACAAATGCTTTAAAGGGAACCGGAAATGCAGCAAAAAAAGCTGCTGGACAGCTTGCGGCGTTTGATGAGATCAACCAGATTTCCACCGATACCGCGGATAACGCGGGCGGCGGTGCATCCGCTGACGCGATCACGCCTGACTTTAGCTACATGGACGAGATCAACGACAAGCTCAAGAAAATTGCTGATGCGGTCATGCTAATTGCCGCAGGGTTGGCCCTGTGGAAACTTGGCAGCTCTCTCCCCGGAACGTTGGGAAAGATTTTAACAAAACTCGGCGGCATTCTCATTGCTGTTGGCGGTTTAATCATTTTGTGGGAAAGCCTGTCTGACGCATGGAACGACGGCGTTAACTGGAAAAACTTACTCGGATCTCTTGCGGGCGCAGCGGCACTTGCCGGAGGCCTCGCTCTTGCGTTTGGCAAGGTGGGCGCTGGCATTGGACTGGTAGTATCCGGGGCGGCCCTGCTGGTCGCTGCATTGCACGACATGATGGAGGACGGCATGAACCTGGAAAACACGCTGATGAGCGTCGCCGGTCTGATGATTGGTGGCTTGGGAATTGCTGTGCTCACAGGGTCCTGGATTCCGCTCCTGATTGCCGCAATCGCCTCCCTGCTTGTGGCTGTGGTGAACGCCTACGGCGATACAGAGCAGTTCGTCGACGGAATCAAAACCATGCTGGATGGGTTTGTGGCCTTCTTCGCGGGTATTTTCACCGGGGATATTGACCGTGCCATCGGCGGCATCGAAAAAATCTTCAAGGGCTTGCAAAACGTTCTGTTTTCCATTGTGGATGCGCTCAAAAACATGTTCCTGTCGTTCTTGGATTGGCTGGATGAGAAGACTGGCGGGAAGCTCCATGGGATCATCGAGTTCATCAAAAGCTCGGTCACGGGAGCATTCACTTTCATCAAGGATTTTATCGGCAACGCCATGGCAGCCATTAAGAAGATATTCACGGGAATCGTTAAATTCCTCTCCGGTGCGTTTACGAGCGACTGGGACAAAGCGTGGGAGGGTATCAAAGATATCTTTGACGGCATATCAACAGCCATCAAGGGGACGTGGGCATCAGCCATCAATGCAATTATCCGTGCATTGAACTGGCTGATCGACAAGGCGAATAAAATCAGCTTCACAGTCCCAGGCTGGGTGCCGGGGCTTGGTGGCAAGCATATTGGCGTCAACATCCCGAAAATCAACGAACTTCAAATCCCCAAACTGGCCCAGGGTGCGGTCATCCCGCCTAACCGCGAGTTTATGGCCGTACTGGGCGACCAGAAGCACGGAACCAACATTGAGGCCCCCCTGGACACCATCAAACAGGCCGTTGCGGAGGTGCTAGGGCAAGGCAGCGACCGGCCCATTACCATCATTGTCCAAATGGACGGCAAGGAGATGTTCCGGCAGATGGTGCGGGAAAACAACTCCCAGGTGCGCATGAACGGCAAAAGCCCGCTGCTGACGTGAGGTGACGCATGGAAGTACTTAAGGTAACAAAGAAATCCGGGGCGGTGGTATCTCTCCCGGCCCCGGATGAACTGAAATGGAACATTTCCGACCTAGACGCAGATGGGACCGGCAGAAACCAGAACGGCGATATGTTCCGCGACCGCGTGGCCGTGAAGCGCAAGCTGGAATGCTCCTGGCGGCCACTCGTCTCTGCTGAAATGGCCAAGCTTTTGCAAGCCGTGGACGATGTGTTTTTCAGCCTTACATACCCCGATGCGATGACCGGCACCGACCGCACTATGACGTGCTACGTAGGCGACCGGTCATCGCCAATCATGCGGCCCGAAACCGATGGGAAATGGCTGTGGGGCGGGCTGTCCATGAATTTTGTGGAGAGGTGAGGCGATGTACAGGGTATCAACCGCGTTTCACACCGCATTTGCAGATTATGGCCGGGAAATCAAAGGCAAAGTCATATTTAACGGCCAGACGGAGCTGGACGGGGACTATGTGCAGGAGATCACCGCAACACCGGCGTTTGACTCCTCGGACGGAATCTCCGTCGGCTCTGCCTGTTCCGGGCGGTGCAAAATCCGCATTTTTAAGCCAGACGAGCCGTTGCAATTGTCCGGCGGGTACTTTGTGCCGTATATCGGCATCTACGTTCCTGGTGGTGATACAGGCACGACAGCCATTGCCGGTCAAGCTGTGGCCGGTAAGGCAATCGCCGGTGTAAGCACCGCAGCGTCTGTGGTGGAATATGTCTCCCTGGGCCGATACTATATCCCCGCAGACGGCGTGGAAAATTTGGTGTATGGCTGGGAAATCACCGGCTATGACCAGATGGCATCCTTGACGGAGCAGTACACCCCGCAAATTGGGTTCCCCGCCACGCCAGACGATATGCTGACGGACTTGTGTGCGCAAAGCGGCCTGACTCCCCCAACGGTGACTTTCCCGGACATGACAATCGAATCTGTGTTTGAGGGGACCATCCGACAGCAGCTGGGGTGGCTGGCTGGACTGTGCGGACAGTCCGCGCACTTCGACCGGGACGGCAATCTGGTGTTCAAGTGGTACTCAAAAACCACCTTCCAGGTCAGCCGGGAGCAACAGTACATGTCCGGCCTGACCCGCACGGCAGACGGTCTGTACACGGTATCCAGCCTCACCACCGGAACGGAAGATGAACCCATTACGTCCGGCACCGGCTTGGGCATCACGGCCACAAATCCGTACATGAACCAGGCCGTTGCAGACCTGATTCAGCCGGAGTTAGAGATATCTTTTCAGCCCTGCGACGTGAAATGGCGCTGCGACCCGTCTGTTGAGGTGGGAGACGTTATCCGGGTGGAGGGCGATACCGGCGAGTGGCTGGACGTGTGTGTTATGGAGCAGGAAATTCACCTGTACGGTGGCCTGTCCTGCACCATGCACAGTTACGCCCCACAGGACGCGGATTACGCCATGGAAAGCCCTACGGAACAGCGCATTAAGCGGGCTTATGAGGGCCTTACCAAGGCCATGCAGAACGCCACACAGAAGATCATCGGGGCAAAGGGCGGGTATTATGAACTGACTCTGGACGAACAGGGCTTTCCAATCGGCTGGACCCTGCGAGATACGCCCGCCATTACGCCCAATACGCGGATGTGGATTATGTCCACAGGCGGGCTGGGATTCTCCAAGGACGGCGGAAATACCATTTCCGGCGTTGCCTTGACCATGGACGGTGAGATCAACGCAAATGTCATCACCGCCGGACAAATGTCCGCAGAAAGAGTCACCGTCAACGGCCAGACGCTTTCGGACTTCATCGACGCCAGTATCGACGATGACGGCCATCCGGTGCTGCGTATTGGCTCCTCTGCATCGGAAATCGTGCTGAAGGAGTACAACGACAAAATCGGATTCTACGACACTTCCGGGACCCTTCTGGCGTACTGGAACAACAACAGCTTTGAGCTGGTGGAACTGAGCAAGTTCCGTCTGGGTCCTATGGGCATTGTCGTACAGCCTAACGGGTCCGTGTCCTTCGTGGGGGTGAATTGATGGCAAGCATTTATGGGCCGGTATCGGCCACCGGCTGGCAATTGCGGCTGGATTACAGCGTATCCCAGAGCATCGCGGACAACAAGTCCACGCTGGCCCTTACGCTGTACATCTATGACGGCACCGGCGAGAGCTACAACCTGGACGCCAATAGTTGCTATTACACTCTGCAAGGCACCAAGGTGTATAACCCGTACCGGTACAATTCCATGGGCTGGTACAAGCTGGGCAGCAAGTCCATCACCGTGGCCCATAACAATATGGGCAAGGGGTCTGTGGTGCTCTCTGCGGACTGGCACAGTGGGTTTACATCATCCTACACACCGTCCAGCCTGACGGTTTCAGGCACGGTCAATCTCCCGGATATCCCCCGGGCATCATCCGTGTCGGCATCCGGGCTTGTGCTGGGTTCTGCCGGTTCACTTACAGTGACCCGGGCCGTGAGCACTTTTACGCACACCATCAAACTCAAGTGCGGCTCTGCGGCACAGGTAACTGTGGCGACAAAATCCAGCGCCACATCCATATCGTATACGCCGCCCTTGGATTGGGCCGCGCAGAATACGTCTGGAATCTCCGTAAACATTACGGCGGAAATTACCACCTACAACGGGGACGCCGTAGTGGGCACCAATACGACCACCCTGACGGCCTCCATCCCTGCATCGGTAAAACCCACCCTGTCCGTGAGTCTGTCCGACACTTCCGGGTATCAGCTCACATACGGCTGGGTGCAGGGCAAGAGCGCGCTGAAAGCCACGTTTGCTGCCGCTGGGTCTTATGGCAGCACCATCAAGGCCAAGTCTCTGACCATCGGCGGAAAAGCCGCCAGCCCGGACGGGGCGAATGTCCTTACAGAAAGCGGCACAATGGCCGTTGTAGCCACCGTCACGGACAGCAGAGGGCGCACGGCATCTGTTACCCAGAATATCACCGTAAACGCCTACAGCGGCCCTGGAATCCAGGATTTGACCTTTTTGCGTGGCGACTACTCCGGCGGGACATGGACCGATAACGCCATGGGCGATGATATCAAACTGACGTTTACGCTATCCATCCAGCTGACCGGGAACAAGGCATCTGTGGAGATCACCGGCGCGTCCACGATGGCCGACCAGACCAGCGGTCCAAAGACTGTGTATCTGGTTGCCTTTGGTACGGACACGACCATCGTTGTACAGGTCAAAGCTACGGATTCCCTGGGCACCACGGTAACGCGGGAGATCACCATCCCCACCGTTTCTGTCCCGCTGAACATAAGCTTTACCCTGCCCGGGGTTTGCTTCGGCGGCGTGGCGGAGCACGAAAAGGTGGTAGAGTTCAAATGGCCCATCCGGTATTTGGGGAAAGCTCTCTTGGACTATCTCCACCCCGTCGGAAGCATCTACCAGTCCACGGATGCCACGTCTCCAGCGGACCTGTTTGGCGGCACTTGGGAGCAGATCAAGGACCGGTTTCTGCTGGCGGCTGGCGATTCTCGCGCGGCTGGCTCTACCGGCGGCGAAGAGGAGCACGTCCTGACGGCGGCGGAGATGGCAAACCACACCCACGGCTACGATTACACGGGCCAGAGCGACACCGTCGGCACCGGGGCCATCAAGATCGTGTCTCCCCGCGGCACCGCCAACGCTTACACGGGCAAGGCTACGTCCAACTGCGGCGGCCAGGCCCACAACAACATGCCGCCGTACCTGGCCGTGTACACATGGCGCAGGACGGCGTGAATACGGACGTGTAATGGGCTGACAGCTTGTGCCCGACTCGGGCACCGAAAGGAGTGATCTAATGGCCTTTAGCAAGAAGAACTTTGTGGACAACCAGACGGTTATCGACGCTGATACCCTCAACGCCATCCAGGATGAGCTGATCCGGGTGGCCGGGCTGCTGGGCAAGGACATCGCCGTGGCCATTCCCGCAGTGGTCAGGGTTCTGACCGGCAGCGAATTCAATATCTACTATGCTAATGTGATATCCCAGCAGAACGCCATGTTCTGGTGCAGCGCAGCAAACGGGCTGACTACAAAGCGGTATGGCGATCATCTGTCTATAACGGCCAACGCACCCGGGACGTATCCACTGCAGTGGAAGGTGTACGACTCCGGCTACAGCCTGCTGGCGAGCGGCACATGCACGATCATCGCCGCAGCCAGCAAGGCCGTTACCGCTTCAGCGCTGGTCATCGGCGACAGCACCGTGACCCAGGGCAACTACATCTGTCAAAAGCTCCTGAGCTGTTTCTCAGCCGCCGGAGGAGCACTGACGCTGCTCGGGACCCGGGGCACGGCTCCGGCCAGACATGAGGGACGGGCCGGCTGGAAAGCCTCCGACTACTGCACAAAGGCGGCAGACGGCACATATACAAACCCGTTCTATAACAACGGGTTCGACTTCAGCCACTATATGACCACGCAGGCCTATACCGGCGTGGGCGTGGTGGTTCTCCAACTGGGCATCAACGACATCTTCTATGCCGGGCTGGATTCCTTCTCGGCGGCTGCGACAATCGGGTATCTGGATACCATGGTGAACTCCATCCTGAACTATGACAGCAGCATCAAGGTCATCGTTGATCTGCTCACGCCGCCCAACGGGAACCCCTCCGTTTTTACGGAGAAATACGGCACCAGTCAGATTGACTTCATTTACCGCATGAACACGATCCGCATGTCCAAGGCGCTGATGGAGCACTTTTCCGGCAACATCTCCGTGGCCATCTCGCCCAATAACTGTGTGCTGGATCCGGCTCAGGATATTAACGACGGCGTGCACCCCACGGAGGGCGGCTATGCGAAGCTGGGCCAGATGATCTATGAGACAATGCTGGGTGTGCATAGCGGTGACAGCGGCGGCGGTCAGGTGGCTCCCCTGTGGGATATGACCGGTCGGACAGGTGTTCAGTGGCCGGAGTATTCCGATGGAACCGTGGGAAGGTCCTTCAGCACGGATAAGTACTATTATCCACTGTCTTTCGCCGGGACTACTCAGAGTCCGACCGCTGCGACAATGACGGACTTTGCTGTCGGAACGGATACCCTGGAATTTACGATCCAGGCGGGCGGCGCGTCGGCGTCTCAGCTCTCCGGCTATGGCATCGTGGTCCCGCTGGCGCTGGAAGCCGGGAAAAGCTATACTTTCGCGGCAAAATGCGCCAGTGCAAATAGTGGGGTGAACCTGATGACCTATAACGTAAGCGGCGGCGTATGGACCTACGTGTCCAATGCCAGAGTCTGCTACAGCACCACGGAGCTTTGCTCCGCTTCCATAACCCCGGAGGCCGGGAAGGGGTACGCTATCTGTTTCTCCCAGAAAAGCGGCGGCGTTGGTACGAAAAATGTGTTCAGCCAGATTTCGCTGAAGGAGGCGTGAGCGGCAACCACGTTCCAGCTGCCCAAGGCGCAAAAAAAGGAGGGCGATTAGCCCTCCCGCTTGAGCGCTTGCGTTATCAGGCGCTCGACGTAGTTTGAGATGCTGCGGCCTTCCGCTTCTGCGGCGGCCTGGATTTGCTCTTTGAGCTCCGGCGTGAGCCTGATATATAAACGTTCAGTTTTGTTCATCTTGCCCTCCATCCATCGCGCGGCTGTATGCCAGCGACCAGACACCCTGCTGCTCCATCGACAGGCAGGCGTCAAAGCAAGCTTGGGCCGTGTCGTTGTCGATCTTGCTGTATTGCTCGGCTATAAGCCGCTCGATATCGGGGGTGCTTGCACGCATGTCGTGCAGTTTGTGGACGTAGCGCGAGGCCATCTTTAGCGGGAACCGCTGCGCATTAAGCGTGTCCGTGAGATTGTCGCTGCATGTGGCGCGATAGCAGGCGGCGTAGATGACGGCAAGCGCCTTGACCTGCTCATTGGTCAGTTGTGTAGTCTTTGCCATGGTCGTAATCCTCCTTATCCAATGTCAACGTTGCGGCTAATGCGGGGCTGGTCGGGGTGGGCCTTGCTCCACGCATCCGCGAATGCGATGTCCGTAAACTCGATGTCGTCAGCGAGACGGAGCTTGCCGACGGAGGTGATGGCGTTTGCGACAGTTACGGCGGTCTCCCTGGTCATGGGGGCAAAGTAGAGGGACTTGGCGTACTTGACGATGTCCCAGTACGCGCCATTCGCTGCGTCGTCCAGCGTTAAGGTGTTCGCGCCGCCAAACCAATCCGCAAGGGGTACGCTCTCGCCGATCCGGGACTGCCAGTCGTCGATGATCTGCATCGGGTTCCCGCCGAGGTTGTATACAAGCAGTCTGGCACTGCCGCTGTGGAGCTGGCCCATTCTCTCGATGATATCCATGATGTTGTCCTTTCCGGCCTTGTGGCCTGTTCATTTCTTTTAGCTTGACTATATTGTACGCCTTTTGTGCGTACAAATCAATTGGCAAAATAGCCAAAAATTACACAAAAATTAAAGCAAAATCACAAAATTGAAAGGAGAAATACACATGAAAGAAAACGCGATCAAGGCCGCGCTGGCGGCCGCCCTGGGGGCGCTGTGTGCCTACGGGGTGCAGCTGCTGGTGCCGGTGCTGGTGCTGGTGGTGGTGATGCTGCTGGACTACGCCACCGGCATGACCAAGGCATGGAACGCCGGGGAACTGTCCTCCCGGGTGGGCCTGAAGGGCATCCTGAAAAAGGTGGGCTACCTGGTCATCGTCGCCGTGGCCGCTGTGGTAGACTGGCTGCTGCGCTACGGAGCCGACACCCTGGGCTGGGACTGGCCGGTGGAGTTCCTGTTTGCCAGCATCGTCATTATCTGGCTGGTGATCAACGAGCTGCTGTCCATCCTGGAGAACGTGTCGGCCATTGGTGCGCCGGTGCCTGGGTTCCTCCAGGCCCTGCTCAAGAAGTTGAAAGTACATACCGAAGATACGGCGGCGGACAAGCTGCCGGGAGAGGAGGACAACAACGATGAGTAAGCGAGTGTACATCAGCCCCAGCGACCAGACGGAAAACCGCTATGCCTGGGGCAATACCAACGAGCACGTCCAGTGCCAGAAGATCGCCGAGGCGGAGGCTGCCGCCCTGCGCCGCAGCGGCGTGGAGGTGAAGCTGGCTGCCTTCGGCACCACCATGGCCCAGCGCTGCGCCGAGTCCGACGCCTGGCGCGCGGACATCCACAACTGCGTCCACACCAACGCCTTTAACGGCAAGGTCATGGGCACCCGGATGTTCTGCTACTCAATCCCCGGAAAGGGGTACGACACCTGCAAGTCGGTGTTCGCGGAGCTGGCCCCGCTGACGCCGGGAACGTCTGAAAACATCCAGGTCAACCCCCGGCTGTATGAGGTGCGTGTACCTAATGCGCCGTCGGTGTACTGCGAGTGCGAGTTCCACGACACCACTGAGGGTGCCAAGTGGATTGTGGAGCACACCACGGAGATCGGCGAGGCCATCGCCAAGGGCCTGTGCAAGTATCTGGGCGTGAAATACGTCCCGGCCAGGCAGGAGACTCCCAAGCCCGCCGAGCCTGCCCAGAACGACATCCTGTACCGGGTCCAGGTGGGCGCTTTCGCCGTCCGCGCCAACGCCGAGAAGATGCTCCAGCGTTTGAAGGACGCCGGGTTTGACGGTTTTATCCGGGAAGGTTCAAGATGATGTGAAGAGAGCGTCAAAGTAACGGGTTTAAAAATCTGGACGAAACCGGGGCAACGATGCGCCGACCCCCTGTTTCCGCCAAAGCTCCGCAAGTCCACGGCGAATATAATCGCCATGAATACAACTTACCGAGACATCCGCGCAAAGCTGCGCAGTATGGCCCCTCAGCGTGCCATTGATTACATCGCCGCGCTTGATCTTCCGGGAGACGAGGCGTTTTGCATCATCGCGTGCGACGTCAAGCAACAATCCAGACAGCAGGTGGCAAACAGGCTGTTTGCGTCGGTCGAGTATGTCAAGAAGCGCCGCCGCAACGGTTACCAAAAGATTGCCGACCATATCAAAAACCCATAAAGTAAAGACCCAACAAAGACCTTTTTCAGGCTCTTTGTTGGGTCTTTTTTGCTGTATTTTATAGATATACAAGGGGGTGCGGCGAAATGAGCGTGATGGAACGGCTGTTGATGTGTGGGTATACGGCGGATATGGCACGTGATATATGCAATCAATACGAAGATGACGCCGCTGGATTGCTTTCCCTTGCGCGAATTGTAGAGCTTTTCCACGACGATAGGCGCGAATATGTATAGCTATTACAATGGAAATCCACGAGGTAAAAATGTAGGCGATTGTACCGTCAGAGCCATATCGAAAGCCACCGGTATGGACTGGGGCGCAACGTATCTTGCACTTGCAATAGAAGGGTATTTGGATGGCGATATGCCGTCTGCAAATGCTTGCTGGGGCCGGTATCTCCGCAGCATCGGATACCGGCGGTACATCGTGCCGGACACTTGCCCTGATTGCTACACGGTGGGACAGTTTGCGGAGGATCACCCGGTAGGCACCTATATTCTGGCCCTGTCCGGTCATGTGGTCTGCGTGCAAAATGGCACGATCTGGGATAGCTGGGACAGCAGCAACGAAAACGTATTGTATTACTGGGTCAAGGAGGACTAATTATGGCGTACACACCTTACGGATGGCAGAACCCCTATTATCCACCCCCGATGCAGGATAACCTGGCGCAGCTCCGTCAACAGCAGATGTCGCCGATGATGGCACCGCAGGCCCCTCAAAATCCAGTGGCGCAGAGCGGCGTGCAGTGGGTCAGCGGCGAACAGGAGGCCCGAAACTGGATGATCGCGCCCAATGCGGCGGTGGCACTGTGGGATTCTACGGCTCCCACTGTGTACCTGAAACAGGCCGATGCAAGCGGCAAGCCGACGCTCAAGGTATACGACCTTGTAGAACGTGCAGAAACGCCCCGCACAGCGCCCACGGCAGACCCGGTGAAGTTTGTCACTCGGGAAGAATTTGACGCACTGGCGGCGGTTGTGGACGGCATGAAGGGTAAAAAGAAGGTAAAGGAGGCTGACACGGATGGCTAACCCCTTTTTTAACGCTTTAGGCGGCGGGAACACTCCGGTAGGCCGGTTTCAACAGATGATGCAGCAATTTAACCAGTTCCGGTCCTCGTTTCAGGGGGACCCGCGGGCAGAGGTTGAGAAACTTTTGCAGTCCGGCAGAATGAGTCAGCAGCAGTTGAACCAGTTGCAAGAAATGGCGAAGCAGTTTCAGGGCTTACTTAAATAAGCAAGTTTAAGCAAGTTTAAGTAAAGTTTAAGCAAAGTGTTTGATAAATTGTTAAGTTAATTAACATCAATCAATATCGTGGCCACGATTTGATAAATAAAAAATCGAAAGGAGCTTTTCTATGTCTCTTTCTTCTGACGGCGCTCCC